TACGAATCCTAGTTTGTTTGCAACTTCATTTGTGTTAGTGACTTTGATATCTTTCATTCCTACTTTTCCAAATGCAGCGTTTCTATTACCAATCTTATCAAATCTATACCTCTCAAAGAAGAAGTTTACATTTAATTTGACTAAACCAGTAGGACCGTTGTCAAATGACTGCTCTGACATGTCATATGGAAATGCACCATACATTTGCCATACAGCAGATGAGCGATTTAATCTAGCAGTGCCCTTATTGGAGGGGTCGCTATATACCACATTTGAAGCGTTTTCCCATTTAATAACTGATATATTAGATGTATATTCTTCATATAAACCAACTCTATTCTCTGCATCTGATGCTGTGCTCTGCATCCATGTCTCAAAGAAATCACGATGATATTGGTCTTTTGTTACTAGAAATTCTACTTGTAAGTCTCCAAATGCTGTATTAGTAGCATATTTACGAGATACACCAATATCTCTAATCTCACTGGTAGTAACCCTTCTGCCAGGTACAGTTACAGAGCTTGCAAAGTAATTCATAGCATCGAAATGCTCTAGAGTATTTCTTTCTGTGCCAAAAGTAGACTCCTTCATCATTACTGACTGTGGTATCTGCACTCTGACTTCAAACAAGTTAGACTTCGAGGGTGTCTTATACCCCGACATCACTTGGTCTTGGAATCTCTTAAATGAATTTGGCATTAGAGTCTACTCCATATAAAACTACTGGGAATCTCGACATATCTACCCATGACATCCCTAACAAACTGCTCAACTGGTAATGGTGTAAAGTTTGCAAGTTCCTCTTTAGGGACTATGTACATATTTGTAGCACTTGACATGAAGTATTTATGGTAGCATCGCTTAGGAAATGCTTGTGTGCCTGCTGACCACGAAGATGCTACTCCCTGTCTGACAGATGGACGTAAATAATGTAAATTTCCACCAGAAAACTGTCTTTTATTGAAATCCACATCACTAACGAGTGTCATAGGATATGTATCAAAGAAAGGTAGAAGTTCAGTCTGTGCTGCATACTGATAGAATATAATATCACCCACTGCAAGTATTCCACTAAACGGCTCAAGACTATCTACTAACCGTGCACGATACCACTCTTTGCTTTTAGTAGCACCTCCTGTTGCATCTTTTATGTCGGAGAAAATACTCATACTTTTAATTCGTGCTCTGTAAGTATCTTGAATTGCATACGACGGTCTTTACAATACTCAATCGCTGCTTTCCATTTTGCCTCGTTTACACAATATGTCTTAACTTCTGTTAGATACTTCTTTGTAACTCTGCGTTGTTTTTTGGGAGGTGACGTCTGCTTATGAGGCTTGACCTCAATGACAAACTTCTCTGTCCTCCCAGTTTTAGTCCTTGCTCTGACATAAAAGTCTGGGAAATAGCGATGAACCCGCCTATCGACAGGACTGATATAAGGTATAACGATTTCTTCACTGCCCCACTCTATTACATTTTCGTTTCTGTCGCACCAGACCATGAATTTTCTTTCCCATAAACTTCTATAAATAATATTAGTCGGGTCTCCTTTGTATTTGAATCTGTTGGTTGGTTTGTATTTTCCCGAATAAGACATAAATAACAAAATGGCAGTAGGTACTTGGGACAATCCTTATGGAAGCGAGCTAGGCGGGGGTGAAACCCTTGTGTTCCCTCGTAGTAAACCCTATGGTGCTAACTCATCATCTGCACAAGACGCAATATCAAAGGATAAAACAAATGGTACTGAGGTAGTTGACTACCTTAAGATAACTATTTATGACCCAAAGGAAGGTAATAATAGTAGTTATAATAACTCTAAAAAGAATTTAGCAAACAATGATAAAGTAAAAAGAAGTATATATCTATATCTACCAAATAAACTAAGAGAAGGATATCAAGCAAAGTATAATGGTGTAAAGTTAGGACCTTTAGGTGTAGGAGCAGTTGGTGCTGCATCTGAAGCGATAGCTGCAGGAGGTATAGGTGATAGTTTCAAAGATACCATTGCGAATATGGCAGAGTCTGGAAAATCTGTAGCAGGATATGGTATTGGAGCTGATGTTATCAATAAAGTGCTTAAATTTGGTGGTGGCGGTAATATAGGTGCAAATGATTTAGCAGCATTAACTACAGGAAGGGTATTTAACCCATATGAAGAGACTATATTTCAAGGTGTAGAGTTTAGAGACCATAAGTTTGATTTCTTGTTTGCACCTAAGAATGCATCTGACGTAGAGACTGTTGTCAATATAATAGAGGCATTTCGTGTTGCTATGCTCCCAGGAAAGGATGACAGTATGTGGTTGACTATACCTGATTACTTTAGAATTGAAATTGTTAGATTAGTGTCTAATGAAGAGGAAGAAACACTATATCCTCAATCTGGTAATTCAAAAAATAAGGGTGTCTTACAGAAATTGATGCAATTCCCATCTAAAATGGTTTTGTCTAATATGGACGTGGATTTATCTCCATACGGTCCGTATACGTCTCTTAAGACAAATGACCCCTTAAATAATTCATATGACTTCGGTCCTGTTGCATATAATATGAGTTTATCATTCAAAGAAACATCTCTACTTACTCGTCAGAGTTATGGATACAATACTAGAGGAGAAAAATCATGAGTAATTATTTTTCATATTTACCAAATGTATATGTAAGGACAACAACGTATCGTCAAAATAACGTTGACCCATACGTCCTGACTAAGAATCTATTTCGTAGAGTTAAAATAAGAGACGATGTAGAGGGTTTTGTCACTGGTTTTACTCAATATACTATAGTAAACAATGAAAGACCTGATAATGTAAGCATGAAGATGTATGGCGACCCAGAATATGACTGGGTTATCATGATGACAAATAATATTACTAATCTATACGATGAGTGGCCTATGACTGAGGATGAGTTATACAAATATTGTGTTTCTACATATGATAGTCCAGAAGGTATCCATCACCATGAAAGTCAAGAAGTAAAAGACCAAAATGGCACTACTATATTAAAAGCAGGATTGACAATACCTCATAATTTTACATATAGACGTCCTGATGGGACAATGGTACCTCCCTCAGAGTTAATTGTGCCAATTACTAACTATGAGTTTGAAGCAAAGAAAAATGACTTCAAACGTAATATTTACGTATTACGCAGACCATTCTTAACCACATTCTTAGAAGAATTCCAGTCACTTGTTGAATATGAGGATTCTAGAGAAGTTGATGATAATACAGGTTTCAAGAAAACAAAAGACGCTATCAAAGAAAACTTTATACCTGTCAAACCTACATATTCCACAAATATTGGTCAAACACCATCTGTTGATTTTGCAGTGCAACAAGACTTTGGAAATATTACAGTTGATACCTCAGGTGCAACTATTGAGGAAGGACAGCAACTTGCTGACGGTAGCACAACAGTAACCACAGGTACACAAACAAACGCTGCTTCAACATCGTCTGATACAGCGATTACAGAAACAGCGTCTAATACTACAGATTCTTCGTCTTCTTCATCTTCCAGTAGCAGTAGCAGTGGAAGTAGCGGAAGTAGTGGGTCTAGTCAGGGCGGTTATGGCGGTTATTAAGTTTTCTTGGTAAGTAAAATATACAATAAGATAACACCCAAAATGCAATCACAAAAAGCAAGTGCATTAATCTGTAGGAGTTTACTATTAATCCTAGTGTTACGAGAGCTATCCAAGTGTAATCTAGAGTGCCATGAAGACGATACCACCGATTCTCACCAAGTTTCTTAATTACCTTCTTTCTTAGATTATCAAAGAAAGGAGATACATGCCTCATCATAACAAAACCCTCATTTAAGACCATGAGGGTGAATCCAATCCAGAAAATCATATTCCGTTCCAGAAGTTATCTGTTGGTGTTGCCATATTCCTTGATATAACATATAAACCCACATTACATAAAAACCAGTAAATGTTGGTTATCCATGCTTGTCTCCAACAATATTTTCTATTGCTTTGGACTATATACATGTTTCTCTCATTCATTGATGTGTCAGGAGATAAAGGTCTGACTTTAAGATATTGCTCTAGTAGTAATGAAATGACAAAACCTATTGCAAAGATGTAAAATAACAGGTTAAGGAATCCTGCTGCTGTGAATAAGAAGGGTAACATTAATATCTTTCGGGTATATTGGGTCTATGGTCTTTAAACTTATCATGATTACCGTCCCCAGGCATCTTACCGTAAGCAACATATTCTATTGCTTGCATTGACCCTTCTAGACGTTTTAGGTCATTTTCGTTTTTAACATATTCTTCATACCACCCCTTCAACTCATCTTGTCTAGCAACGAGTTGCATTGTGCGTTTTGTAAAACGCTGAATTAGTTGCTCGTAGTTTTCTACAGGTTTAGTCACGTTGTCTCCAATCATCAGGTTTTTTACGATTAAACCAGTCACTGATATCATCAGCACTGTCGAACCCCTGTCGATGGTCAGATGGGTCGGGTTCGCCTAATCCCATCTTATTCAGAAAATCGTCCGTCCCTCCCTTCTTCATGTCGGGATTTGCTGCTCGCTGTCGTGCTTGTCGCAACCATGTAGCAGCAGTGGTGTTAGATTTTGCTAATTTTTGTGCCCATATCATTTCTGTCAAATCTACGTCTTTTCCTTCGACAATAAGTTTGCAGACTTTATCAAGTCGCAAGCGATATTGGGTTGATAGCATTTTAACTCTATTTTAGTTTTGCATTCAATTCACTAACTTTCTCGAATTCTGCTTTTGCAGCATCTGAGCGAGTTTGTAGAATATCATGTATATCAGCAAGAATGACTTCATTCTCGACATACTCGTCAAAGTATTTATCGAGCGATTCTTTAAGATAGCGATATCTATGCCATTCTGGTGAATACGGTTTGTAGTGTGTCATGATAATTTTATGAAAAACCCTACAGGGCAATTTTTGCCCCGAGTTTTTTTTCGACCTTTTTTTAAACTGAAAGTCAAATAATATATGGGTCTAGTGCCTACAATCGTAGGGGACTTTCTTTATAGTAGTGCGGACGTTGTAGTGTCCACTTATCCAATGCCCATCATACCAGTAGCCTGGTATCCATATCTTTTCTTTGAAAAGTTTTTCTTTCCAACATCTATGAGGTCCGTAATGAGGACCGTGATGGTGATGATGCCCCTCAAAATAATGCACCTCATGATGATAATGGTTGCCATACTCGACAAATGGCTCCCAGAATTCCTTCCAAGTAAGTGCCTCTGCTGCGGGTGCAACAGTTAGAGATGCGAGTAGAGCAACCAGTATTTTCATTAGTCGTTTTCAGCTAGTGATGCAAAGTAATCAAGGTCAGGACTTGTTGGAGTCTGACTTAACTCTTTAACTTTATCACCAAATCCACTCGGTGTGGAAGTTTGTGTGACAGTTTCTTCAGCGTACACTGCTTCATTTTCTTCTCCATCAAATGAGCGGACAGTAGCACGAGCAGACTTATTCAACACAGTGTTGAGTCTCTCCTCTAGTTGCTCATATGATTTAAAGTTGGCAGGGTCAGTAAACTCTTTGAGAGAGTGTTGTGACTTCCAAATTTCCTCCAACTTAGCGTCCTCAAAACCTCCAAGTGTGGACACAGGTGCAAAATCAGACTTATCATAATTCCAATACCCACCGATTGTTTGTATCTTGATACGGAAGTCCGCACCTTTCCACATATCAAATGGGTTGATAGGTTCTTCATCCTCGAATTGAGGTTGCATAGAACTCACAATCTTATCGTGTATCTTCTTGCCATACTTGTATAGGAAGACCTTTCCTTCATTATCTGGGTTGAGTTGGTCTTTAATGACATAGATGTTGCTGTAGTAGGAGAGTTTCCTCTTCTGTTTACGAGCAGTCTCTTTGTCTTGGTCAAGACCAGAATTCCAAAGAGTGCGATTCAACTCACCAACAGGGTCTTTTTGTCCCAATGTTGTAAGTGAATTCTCAATATACCAACCGCCTGCACCTTGGAATGCGTGACTCCAAACTTGTGCCCATGGTAGGTCTTCACCGTCTGGCTCAGGAAGGAATCGGACTACTGCGTAACCGTTTCCAGACTTATCGACCCCAGGTTTCCAGAGTCTCTCATCAGGTCCTGCGCCCTGAGGTTTAGACATCTTCTCAATCTGTTTGGTAAGCTTGTCAAAACTTCCAGACTTTTTCTTAAGCGATGCGAATGACATTTGTATTTCTCCGTTGTGGTTTTGTTTTGTTGTATTTGCCACCGTATAATGATGACATATTATTTAGGACTTGTCAAGTCCCTGTTGCGACATGTTATATATGATTACCTTCTCTCCGTCATGAGTAAAAAACAATTCGTCGTCTGCATCCCAAAGTAACTCCTCAAAGAGGTCATTAAGTCTCTCAGCATCTTCGTAAAGTTGATTAGGATTCGGCATCTTTTAACTCCTTTCTCCAAGCTCTTAGTTTATCTTCCATCTGTTGTAGTATCAGCATGAGATTTAGTCCTCCCGAATACTGTGCAGATAAAGTATCTATCTTTTCTTTAACAAAACTTGCTTCCTCATCGTTATCATCTCCTGATATATTATGTGAAGCAAGAGCAAGACGTGAGTAAAATACTTTTTGTTTTGCAATCAACTCGAGTGTCTTTTCTATGTGCTCTAGTCTCTCCTTAGGAGAAAATTCAGCAAGTCCTGCTGATATTTTTAGTAGTTTTTTTAAAAGATG